TCAGCCACTATTGACGGGCTATCGGTAGACCCGTTATGGCTTGACTGGGACTTTTGCAAGAAGTGTTTGGAAGAAGAAGGGGTGATAAAATGAGTACGAAAGAGCGTGAGGAGTTTGAGGCGGCACGTCTTTTGATATTGTCTGGTGTTTCGCACACCGAGGGCGTTGTTGATTCTGGGGCAATCTTGATTGTCCAGCGTGACCGGCGCATATCCGACCTTGAGGCGCAGCTTGCTGAGTCACGCGCAAAGGAATACGACCCGATGATTCACGGCAGCGCAGCGGCCAAACAGGGTGCCGAGGCAGTTGCCGATAGCCTGCTTCAACAAGCGCGCTTTTATCACGCTGCTCTATTGAATCTACGTGATGACTACAAGCACTATAGCGAACAGTACAAGCGTATACAGTGGATTCTGGACATAGCAAACGATCAAACAAATACGGAGCCGGCAATCCATATACGGGCGATAATTCAACAGGAGGAAAAATGAGCCACACGAAAGAGCTTGGTAACGGTCAGTGCTGCCATAGCATGGTAGAGAACCTTTGCGGCTTGTGCATTCGTGACGCTCGCATCACAGAGCTGCTTGACGCCATTGCAGAATGGGAGAATTTTCCATCTAGCGAAAATGGATTCAGGCTGATTGAGCTAAAGGACAAATACAAATGAGCAATGTAATCCCAATAATTCCATGTCTTGAGCCTGATAATGTTCTAGAGGCTGCAAAAGGCGAGTATAGCGAGGTTCTTGTGATAGGATGGGACAGGAATGGTGAATTCCGTGCAGCACATGGCGGAAAGGCAACATTGGTAGAGGCTTACTATATAGCACAGGTTTTCTGCCACAAAGTAATGAGCGGAGATTATTCTGCCGATAGCTCAAATGGATAGAGCAAGCGACTTCTATTCGCAAGGCTGGCGGTTCAAGTCCGCCTCGGCAGGCCAATTTAACCACAGCCAAAGGGGGCTAATATGAAATACATCGACAACCTGACAATGAAACTTGGCCTTTGGCTTATTGGCGATCGCGAGACACCGAGGGAGATAACGCAGATCGCAACAATCAGAAGTCTGCAAAACGAGCGCGATGCAGCCATAAAGGAGCGGGATGAGCTTCACGCCATGCTTGATACAGCACTAAAGCACGACCTCAAAACGACATATAAGACAACCACCATAGATAAGGTAGCGCGTAAAATAGCGAAAGCACGCAAGCCAGCTAAGGGTAAGAAGAAGTGAAGCATAACCCTGTGGTTGTTATGCGTTTACTTAACGAGAGGTGATAAAGATGCAAGAATTAGAGAAAACGTGTAAGGCAAGCAAGTTGATAGAAAAGCTGCAATCTATTGTTTCAAATAAGGGCGATATTGATGTTTATTTGCGTGACCCAGACACAGATTGGCTGATGGCATTAAGTGTAGAGTATTGCGAAGCTGACGATGAAGGTCAAGAAAGGATAGAGATGATAGGTGGTTGTTCGGGAAGGTCGGATTGTGATTGCGCATAACCCATAGCTAACCGGCGGCGAAGCCGTCCAGTGAGGAATAAAATGACGAACGAGGTTGAGCGAGTTGTTATGTTGCAGCGCGATGCGCTAGTAATGGCAAACGCTAGAAGATTGATAAAGGCGCATAAGCGAACAAGCAACGGAAGGCTATATTCCGAGATATTTGGAACCGGCAGCGGTACAGGACGTCAATGCGCTAGAGAGTTGGGCTTAGACCCAGATTCAAATGTAACAAGCTACAACGAAATGATGAGGCACATTAGAGCAACATAACACTGCTTATAAGCGCACCTATTCACCATTAAGTTATTAAAGCGCCCAAAGGAGGGTGGTATGAACGCCTACAGAAAAGAGCTTTTAGCGCAGTTGCAATATATAAGGCGCGAGGCAAAGAAGCGAGGTGACTATATGCAGTTTGTTAAAGGCACCGCAGATAGGCGCAGAATTCTACGCGCACAAGTAATTTCGTTTGCAAGGCACACTGATGATATGCTTATTCAAAGCATGACCACAGCCAAAGGAGGCTAATATGACCAAATATGAATACAGCAAGCTGCTCTACCCGGTAGAAACATGGCAACTCAGTTTACAGGGTGGCGAAGGCTGGAGGCTGGTACACATCTACCAAAATGGCGATGCGCTGTTTGAGCGCGAAATACCCACCACCAATGCAGCATTTGGAAAGAAGCTCGTGCTTGATGCCCGAGATGGCACATACTGGTTTGGTGAAATCCGCAGCCCTAACAATTACGAAGAAGAAAGCTTTGGCTTTGGCAGGACTGATATCATCCAAGTAGGTCTAGGCGATATGGAAGTACAAATCCCTGCTGCCCATGCCCGCGTATTCGGCAACGTCAAGACGCTGGAGGAGGCTTCAAATGCGGCTGTCGCTTTAGGCTTTCAGTACCACGACTGCGACCATGACTATTCAGTAGAGCCTGATTACCCGTATATTTTACCGGCGCTATAGGAGGCGATATGAAAGCCGAATTCGCAACCTCTGACGATGTGACAGAAATTGCCAACCTTGGCTTTCAATTCTGGCGGCAGACTCAATACGGGATTGACGGCCTGCAATACGACCCGGTTAAAGCCGAGCGCATGGCTTACCATGCTCTTGAGAATGGGGCTATCCTGGTACTCCGAAAGGATGGGGCCATCATCGGCTTCCTCCTTCTCGTTGTCAGCGACCTGCCCTTTTCTGATGGCAGGGTAGCTGCCGAGCTGACATTTTTTGTCCATCCTCTCCATAGGGGGCATGGGCACCTGCTGATTCAGGCGGCTGAGGAATTTGCCGTATCAGCCTCCTGTGATTACGTTGTCCTGTCTACCATCTCGGGTGGCACCCCCGAAAGGGCTGAAAGGCTATACCATTCTTTTGGCTATAAAAAAACCGAAACGGTATTCTCAAAACGCATTTAGTGGTTTATACTTAGTAGGTCTTTTATTTGCCTACTTGGTATCTTTATGGGCGCTCTAACCACATTAGCTCTAACAGCTGCATCAACTGCGGCATCCCTCTATTCGCAGCGCAAGCAGGCGAAGGGTGAGGAAAAGATGGCTAAGAAGCAGATGGCCGCACAAGAAAACCTCAAGACTGAGGAAAAGAATCGAGCCAATAAAGAGGCTGAAATCCTTGCTGCCAAGTCCCGTAAAAAGGCGGCTGGCGGGTATCAGTCAACTATGGGTGGGTCTACCACTTCATTCGGGGGTTACTAATGGGATTCAGTTTTAAGAAGGTTTTGAAAGGTGCAACAAGGGTCACTGGCGTCATGCTTACAGGGGGGCTAACAGAAACAAAGAAAGGCAGGAAAGCCACCGATGCGGTATCCGGCCAAGTAACAGGCCAAGCGGCAATGGAAAAAGCCGAGAAGAAGCAGGAGAAAATGGACGAGCTTGCCAAGCGGCAAATGTCCGAAATGGACTCTCAAAGCCAGAAGCAGGCTGCTTTACTGGCGGCAAAGAAAAGGGGTCGCGCTCGCACTGGCGGGTATGGCGGCACACTAGGCTCACAAACATCACTTGGAGGTTAATATGGCTGGTTCAGAGATAGGCAGGTTTGTAGGTCAGGGGATGGGCACTGAACAAGACCCGAAAGACCCTTTGGCTGCTCAGATTAACAAGTTGGAATCTCTTAAAGAGGGCAATCCCGATGCCTTTGAGAGGGCAGGCGGCGAAGCCAAACTGCAAGAGCTGAAAGACAAGCTGGCAGAACAACAAGAAGGACAGGGTTAATCCTTGGACGCTGAATTCATTTGTCGGCAGCTTGACAAGCTCAAGTCTGACCGCAACGTCCTTGACAATCATTGTCAGGAAGTTGCAGAAAGGATGCTCCCCTACCATGCGAATTTCAATATCACTCGCACGATGGGGGAGAAGCGTACCGACAAGATATTTGATTCAACTGCTGCGCTGGCGCTGACCCGTTTTACCGCAGCTTTTACCTCCATGATTGTGCCGGAGGGTTCAACTTGGCACACGCTTTCCACCACAAACCGTGAATTAAACAGCATCCCCAGGGTGCGCGATTACTACGAGCAGGTCACTCAAATCCTGTTCCGTGAGCGTTATCGCGGTGGATTCGGCTCACAGATTCAGGAGTGCTGGACTTCTTTAGGCGCATTCGGCACCACGGCTTTATTGGTTGAGCAATCTGCAAACCGTGGTATCTGGTACAAATCTGTCCCGATGTGGCAATTCTGGATTTCAGAGGACTCAGAGGGCAAGGTAGATATTGTCTACCGTCAATTCAAACTGACCGCACGACAGGCTTACCAGCAGTTTGGCGAGCAATGCCCTGAGTGCATCATGGAGTGCGTGGAGAATGCCCCGCACCGTGAGTTTGAGTTTGTCCATGCGGTAATGAAAAACGGCGAAATGGACGCATCCAAGGTAGATTACCGTGGTATGCCCTATGCCTCGTTTTACATCTGCCTACAAGCCAAGGACAAGGTATTAAGCCGTGGTGGATACCACACATTCCCAGTCCCTGTATCGCGCTTTATGACCATATCCGGTGAGCCTTATGGCTATTCCCCGGCTATGACCATCCTGCCTGATAACAAGATGCTGAATGAAATGGAAAAGACCCGTATCAAGGCAGCGCACCTTTTGACCGCTCCACCTTGGTTGTTGTCTGACGACCTTGTTGGCAGTCCGGTAAACTTCAAGCCTGACGCCCTGAATTACGGCGGCTTGAATTCAAACGGGGAGCAGCTCATCAAGCCGATGATGACGGGTGCTGACCCTAACATCGCACTGGAATTGACCGACCAGAAACGCAAGGTTATCAACGATGCTTTCTTTGTAACCCTGTTTCAGATACTGGTTGAAAACCACACCATGTCTGCAACCGAGGTGTTAGAAAGGGCGCGTGAGAAGGGTGCATTAATGTCCCCCGCTTTCTCCCGTCAGCATTCCGAATTCATTTCGCGCATTATCGAGCGCGAGATTGACATCCTCTCCCGCATCGGCAAGCTACCTGAAATGCCCGAGGAATTGCTTGAAGCTCAGGGCGAGTATGAGGTTGTTTATGACAATCCGTTGACTCGGGCGCAGAAGTCAGAGCCTATCACGGCATTAGCCCGCACGCTTGAAATGATGACCCCTATTGCACAGATTGACCAGTCTGTATTGACTAACTTCAACTTTGACCAGATTGCCCGTGATGTGCCCGAATACCTCGGCTTACCGGGCCGGTGGATAAGAAGCAAAGAGGAAGTGCAGGCAATCCGTGAAAACGAGCAGATGCAGATTGAGCAGCAGCGGCTTATCGAGGCTGCCCCCATCCTTGCACAGACACAGAAAACACAAGCCGAAGCGCAGGCAATTGCACAATCTGGCGGAGCCGGGAGAGTTTAACCATGCTTGACTTACTGAGAAGCCTGCTAATGAAAAGGCGGCAGGCGTATCGCATTGTCTTTGACCCAAACAGCGCAAACGCACATATAGTCCTAGCGGACTTGCGGAAATTTTGTGCTGCTACGGGGTCAAAGTATCGGGGTAATTACGAAAAGACCCTGATACAAATAGGCCGGAATGAAGTGTGGGAGCGCATCAACTCCTATTGCAACATTCCTGACGATCAACTTGCAAAAATCGTGGAGAATATCGAATGACCGATGCAGCCGCAGCCGTAGACACTACGGGAACTGACACAGCTACACAACCCTCAACAGATACCGGACAGCCAGCAAACCAGCCCTGGTATTCAACTCTCGACCCGGACAGCCAAAACTGGGTAGCCGCAAAAGGATGGAAGAAAGATAACGCATCCGAAATCATTGGCCCTGTAATCAACTCCTATCGCAATGCCGAGCAGCTCATTTCCAAGGTAAAGGGTGAGCCTGACCGTATCGTTGTGATGCCAAAGGACTTCAACAACCAAGCTGAGGTTTCTGCTTATTACGAAAAGATTGGTGTGCCCAAGGATATAGCAGGTTATGGAATAAGCCCTGCCGAGGGTGAAACCGAGCTTGACGATATGCTCAAGGGCTTTGCTGAAACCTCCCTGAAAGCCGGTGCCCCCAAGCAGGCTGTGGAGCAGCAGATTAAATTCTACCGGGACTACGTCAATCAGGCTATGGAGCAGCAGGAGCAGTCAATCAAGGCTTCTATGGCTGAGCAGCAGCAGGAGTATATCCGCGAATCCGGCCCCAAGCTGGAGGAAAACAAGGCGTATATTGCCCAGGCGTTGCAGAAGTTCCCCGAGCTGGATGAGTTTGCCGAGATTATCGAGCGCTCTCCCGAGGGCACCAAGAAGTTTATGAAGGTGCTGGAGAACATGGGTCGGGCCATGGGTGAGCATCGTGCGGTGGGGGTTGGTAGCGACCCTGCTGGTGGTGGTATGTCCATGGAAGCGGCCAAGCAAGCTATCGGCCAATTCAATCTGGACAGCACCAAGGTATCTGCCTTGATGAATGAGTCGCATCCGGGTCACTCAGCGGCTAAAGCTGAATTCCAACGGCTGCATCGCATGGCTGCTGGAATGAAATAGGTCTTGTTTCATGTAGCCAAACTATGTTACACTGGTTTACATGAGGCCGCTAGAAAAGTACGAAAACACGAGGGTCTATAGGAACTTTATAAATAAGGTTTCTGTAGACCCTGTTTCTGGATGCTGGATATGGAATGGCGCTGTATCTGATGGCAGATATGGAAAATTCAGGATTGGCGGAAAGGTTCTCTTTGCCCATCGGGCTTCATGGCTTGTCCATCATGGCGATATACCTGATGGGCTTCTGATATGCCACAAGTGCGACATCGAAAGGTGCGTAAACCCTGACCATTTGTTTTGTGGAAACCAAAGGGACAATATAGCTGATATGCACAAAAAGGGCAGGTGGAGGTCAGGAAACTATGGGCAGCACCTAAAGCTGACAAAGGATATGGCAGCCATGATAAGGAATTCTGATATGCCGCACCAAAAGATAGCTGACCTATGGGGCATATCAAGAACCACAGTCAGCTGCATCAAAAACTACAAGACATGGATTGACGCATAGCGTTTTTGTTAGTGACCACTTGCAATAGTGGAAAGTACCTAGTAGAATCACCTTGACGATAAGCGAAAGCCCGTCATTGAGAATTCAGGGCCGGATATTTTTAAGTCTGGGAACCCGTTAAAGGCCGCCATAGAGGCGATGTTTAACTGTTTTTGAGGACTTTACAATGTCTAGTCAAGTAACTGTAGCTCATGTGAATAGCTACACCAACATGGGAGCTTTGCTGCTCCAACAAGGAGCTTCCAAGCTCTACTCCAAAATCACCAAGCGTCCTGCATCTGGCGTAGCTGCCAAGATTGTTGAACAGTTTGGCGAAGTACAAGCCCGCGAGAAAACCACTCGCCACGGCGATGTAGAATACACCAACACCCCGCACGCTGGCCGTTGGGTTCACCCCAAGCGCAAATACGTTGCTGATTTGATCGACAACGAAGACCGCTTGAAAGCCCTTATCGAGCTGCAACCGTGGTATGTCCAATCTCAAATGGCCGCTCTTGGCCGTGACTTGGATGGCGAAATCATCACTGCCGCTTTCGGCACCGCCTACACCGGCCAAGCTGGTACGACCTCAGAAGCATGGTCTGCCACTTATGAAGTTGCTGCTGGCAGCACTGGCCTGACGCTGGACAAAATCCGCGATGGCGCACGCTTGATGATGAGCGCTGATTGGGATCCAACTATGGGCGACCAAGGCTATCTGGTTGTGTCTTCACAACAGATGGATGACCTGTGGGGTATCACTCAGGTAACTAGCAAAGACTTCAACGGTGGCCGTGCAGTAGTTGAGAACGGCGAAGTGAAAAGCCTGTTTGGCTTTGAAGTATTGCGCGTATCCGATGCCATCCTGCCTGTTGCATCTTCTGTACGTGATGTGATGATGTTTGCCAAGTCTGGTATTGCCCTTGGCGAATGGCAAGGTATGCAAACCAAAGTGGACACTCTGCCCTCCAAGTTTCACTCTACGCAGGTTATCTCCGATATGATTATCGGCGCTACCCGCACCGAGTTGGGCAAAGTTGTCAAAATCAAGTGCAACGAGTAATAGGAGCGTAAATCATGGCTACTGCTGAAATTCTGAGTGATGTAATCACTAACGCCGAGGCGGTTCCCCGCACGTTTAACGGGGCCACCAACTGCGAAGGCAAGCTCCGCATCCAGACTGGTACGTTTGAAACAACTACCTCTTTGGATACTGGTGACATTGTTGCGCTGTGCAAAGTACCCGCTTCTGCTTCTGTCAAGTCCATCAAGCTGTATCTGGACGCGCTGACTTCTGGCGCTGTAGATGTAGGCTTGTACACTGGCCCCAACTCCAGCAACCTGACTGTTGCTGACGTTGATGCCTACGCCGCTGCTGTTGCAATTGGCGGTGGAGCTGACACTTCTGGCCTGGAAGTTGCTTATGAAGCTCGCAGCGTTGCAAACATCAACAAGCGCGTTTATGAGGACTGCTCTGACACGTTGGGCGATTTCGGTGAATACTGGATTTGCATGACTGTTACCACTGACCTCGGCGCTGCTGGCACTGTTAGCTACCGCGTTGATTACGTCAACGAGTAATTGATACCCCGCTCGAAAGGGCGGGGGTCATTTTTGGAGGACTTCTATGTCTGATTTTAATTTGGC